CCTCATGCGAAGTTTACGATCGTGGTTGTCTTCAGCTTGAAGACTTGCGACAGTGACGTTTCGTAGATGGAGGAAATCCGCTACGGACTTCTCCATTGTGAAGACACCAGGTATCATTTCTGAAACCTGGCATTTCAACGAAACTTCTGCAAGATATACCAGTTTCTCATGAAGAGTAACTGGTCCGTCTGCAAAGTCACGTCCCAAACCACCGTATTCTTCTGGAACTCGAAGCGATTTAACCGTTTCGCGGAGGACATCAGGGGCATACCTGCGGATCTGATCAAGTGTAAAACCCTCTTCAAGTGCTCTACGGCATGTAGGAACACTACCGGAGGTACGATACACTAATTTCAGTTTCCCGGAATGTTGCTTGACAAATTGATTCCCTTGTTTAAGGAAGATTTGAGAATCCATTGCGACAAAGTCGCGGGAAAGATAATTCTTTCCTAAGGATAACTCGAATCCAATCAATTTGGCAAACTCTCCCCATCGGGTGAATTCTGCCTTGTTAACAATGGCAGAGATATCATCTCCATGGAACAGGCCTCTCACCTTATCAAGTGAGGTTCCTGTAGCTCGACACAAAGTGTAAGCATTGAGGATGGACAGAATTGGAAAGCTTAAGAGGCTTCCCATCAACTGACCATTTTGCTGGATTACATCTGGGATTCCAGACTTTCGAGGATAAACAACTAAATGTTTTCCCCCTTCATGTCTGATCCAGTGTGAGAATCGAGGATCGATTCTCTCAAATGCAATTGCCAGTTCATCAATGACTACCTGTGAGGCATGGAAATTCAAACCATCAGTGGCGGCTGAATAATCTCCCGTAAGGAAGTATTCATCCTCACCTAATTCTCCCAAGTAAGAAAGATCATACTCAGGAAAATGACATGGTTCGAAACATTTCCAATGGCTCAACGCCGAGAACATGGATTTCTGGACAGGCTTCAAACAGTAAGCGTCACCACTTGGAATCGTAATAATACGAGCTTTAAGTGGATCCTGCACTACTGAGGCAGAGACGTAAGGAATCCTCTTTGGAGGTTCATTCTTACATCTCAAACTGAAAAGCCCACCCAGATCTTTCGATATCGGTTGCACCCATGTGAAGCTATGCTCAGGACGAAATTGTTTCTGGAAAAAGCTGTAACGTTGATCGTAAACAGCTAATGCATCAGTAACAATATCATCCACTGTCAGGTTTCTTTCGACCAATACCCATGAAACCCCATCAACACGTGCCGAACTCAAATGCGGGTTCAAGTTCGTGAAATAGGGATCCGCAACGTATTTGTCGAATGTACGGTCCTTATTGATTCTGTATGTCGGACTAATCCGACGACAGAATGCAAGGGGATCCATTCCTGATTGCATTGCTTGACAATTGTCCGAAGCACGGTTCGAGGTGAGAATAAGGAATTTCGAGGTGAA